TTACCTAACTTGTTTATTATATTTCGCTTGATTTATTTTTTTGTATTCTTGTATTAGTTCCACTTCATATTTCCTGGCATCTTTAACATTATCAAATTCTCCAACAATAATATACTTGAGTTTCCCTTCTTTCATAAGCTCTTTATGCTCCGAGTTTCTTCTATTAGAATATCGTCTGCTCCTGTACCATAAACCACTTCCTACGTATATGACTTCTTGATCAATCCAATGTTCATATACAATATACTTATCAACTTTTCTGAGATCATCTGGGTTAAGTTGGTTTCTTTGAATGAGCTGAATTATTTTTTGAAATGTCGTTCCATACATAGTGGCAATGTCTTGATTTGTTAACTTATCTTTTAAATGCTTCATAAGCTGCTGTTGAGTGGGTAGCATAAAAAATCACCTCGATTCTTATATATCGGGGTGATCAGAAATGTAAAGTAAAACTAATTAATATTTTTTATTAGTACTAATTAAACTTAATTCAACTACGGTTTTCTATTCTAAAAAGTTTATCTTCTTGAGATAGCCTTAAAATAATATTTTTATCATTATTCAATTCCTCAGGGAGTTTATCCTTTAATATTGAAAATATTAATTGAATATTCTTCCCTTTTATAAAGTCTGAAACCTTAATTAACTGATTGCCATGCATCAGTTCTTTCTTATCATTTAAAATAAAGTGTAATACGGGTAGATCTTCATCATCTGCAAATAATATATATGCTAAATCGAAACATAGTATTTCACCTTGTTTTTTCCCTGAGCTACTATTTGCATTAAAAGAATCAAACACATACACATTCTTACCTGTTTTCTTATCAAGATTTACATCATATGAAATACCATAGCTTTCTCCGTAAAGTTCATTAGATACATTGGAGAAATACTTATTAAATTTAACTAATTGGTCTTTTATTTTTTCTTTAAATTTATCCGAGAAAAAACCTTCGTCTATTGAGCTAATTTCTTCTTCTAACGAGACTATTTTATTCTCTACTTCGTTAATTTGAGTTAAAGAGTTTTCAATTTCCCCTTTTCTTTGATAATTTTCATTTAACTCGGTAATTATCAATTCCAAATCCTTGAAAGTATCACTTTTTGCAATTTTTGTTGTTAAAGTCTTCTCCTCCATTAGTAACTTCTTTAAGTCATCGTTCAATATAGAGATAGTACCTTCTATCTCAGGTATATCTTGTGTAATAAATCTTATTTTTTCAACTATCATATTATTATGATAGGCAACTAGTTCTTCAAAGGTTTTGTGTAAACTTGACATATTTTCACTTGCTTGCTTATATATAAGTTTTAATTGCTGAAGGTCAATGTCTGACTTATTGGAAATAAGTTCTTCTTCAGCTTCTAGAATTATTTTTTTTCGAAGGCTTAATTCGCTAATTTTAGAACTAGTTTTACTGATTCTATATTTAGCTTCATTTAATTTCCTTAAATCTGCTTCATAATTGTGGTTTATGTTCAGTGAGCCTTTCTTCAACTCAAACTTTTCAATTGTATCAATAATCATAGCTAATGAGAGCTCTAGTTCATTTTTGCTACGTTTCTTTTCAATACGCTTTTTAAATTCTTTTTCTGTAGAAATTTTCTTAAGTATTTTTGATCTGTCTTTGGAGGAAATTCCAAATAAAAATAAGTATAAAATCTCATATTGAGCTTTAGAAGTAAAAGTTGAAAGTACTTTTAAAGTTTTATTTATACGATCATCGTTATGTCTTATACTATGGGCTATTATTTGCCTAAATGATGGTTCTGCCTGCTGTCTTTCTCCAATAATTAAATTATCAAGGACATTTTCAAATTCTTTTCCGTCCTTCTTAGGATAATTTTTTCCGTTAATTCTCATAACTTTTTGATTTCTTTGTAAAAAATTTCTTTCAATAACAATTTCTTCAGACTCTTTCTCATCAAGGTCTTGCTTTAATATAAGAGTAATCATTACCTTATTTTCAGTTAGGTAATCTTTAATTAAACCTATTTCCTTTTTGCTTTCATCATCTGTAAAGATTATTTTTGCATCTGCACCTAGGCAAAAATCAATTAGCTTTAAGACTGTTGTTTTCCCAACATTATTTCCAGTTTCTTTTTTAGTCAGATTAACTGTTTCATCAACAATTAAATTAATACCCTTATGAAATTTTATCTTACGAATATTTCCTTTTATATCATCGATTCTCAAGGTCTTTATGAACACAACTCTATTTCACCCCTTTCATTAACAACTGCTATATTAGAGAGAAAAAGCCAATCTAAAGAAAGCATATATGTAGATAAGGACATTCCATGTTCTTCTTTAATTTTTTTGAACAGGCTCATAATGTCAATATTATGCTTTTTATTAAGCTGCTCTAAAATTACTGCCCCATTGTAATATATGCTGAACTCTGGATTTATATCTTTAGGCAATAACATGAATATATCCCTCCGGATTTTTAAATATTTTACATCTTATAAACGCATCAACGACTATTATTGAGACACATAATTCAAGTTCTTCATTGGGTAATTCTTTATAATTTTCGCATTGTTGGATATAACCAAGAGTTTTATCTATTATATTAATAAATTTTTGATCTTCATTACAATTATTACTTACTTCATCCAAATAAAATCGAGTAAGTTTACTAAATACCGAAAGGCTTTTGTTCATAGCTTGTTTATCAAATTCTGTATAGATGGAATTGAGTTTTGTGTAGTGTATTTTATAATGGTCTATCATGTACTTTGAATTAACTAAACCATTTATTTTTATTTTAGAATCAATGTTATATTCATGTAGATTATTTACTGCCGGTACTGACCCTAAATTTTCTTGAGAAAGTAAATTTATGATATCAGCTAAGTTAGAAGAGATTTTTGTCATATCAGGAATTTCTCCTAATTCTTCTTTAACAAGCTCGTAAATTTTTTTTAGTTTGTCTATTTTAGCAGCTAGTACAGTCCCTAAAATAGTATTCTTATCTAAGATATCAACAGTAGGATTGAAGTTAATATTATATTTATTTTCAAACTTCTGCTCCCTAAAATTCTTACTTACATCTGAGAAAAAAAGAAATTTTAATGTGTATCCATTGTTTTTATAATCTTCTAGCCTCTCTTTGGAAAGAGTATCATTTACTTTCTGTTTAGTTGAGGTTGAAGAAACTTGAATAATAATTTTTTTATTTTCATCGATTAGGTCAATTGCTTCGGCATTTTGCTCAACAGAATTTATGTTTTCTAGATTAAATCCGAATATCAAACTACATAAGTCCCTATAAAAAAATTCAGCATGGATATTATAGTGTAATATATTTAATCTTCCATTACTTTTAATCTTGGAACTTAAAACTTCAATCTTATCAGATACATAAGAATAATAAAAGTTTCTTCTCATACGATACTCCCTTTTACATTGCTTTTTCCCTAATTTTACTACAATGCAATATAATTTTGCAGATTTTGAGAAAAAAATTTGTCACTCGTTTTTGGTAGCAAGATTTGCTTGAATAGAGGCTTGTAATAAATGATAAAAAGCTGGTTGAAGCAATACATCAACTAGCGCAAGGGTTTTACATGGATTATTTCCGTCTTTTTATCTTCACAATAGTAAGTTCTCACATTTTTGAGCAATCTTGAAAAATTTACTGTTCTTTTCTTCTTCGTACTTTTTCATGAGAATTTTGTAGTAGTCCTTGGCATCAACACCGACTGAATTTTGAACCTTTAGAAGATAAAAGAGAGGATCAGCAGGAGTCCTTTTCAAGAGTTTAATGAATTGCTCTTCATTTGGTAGTCCTAAGTCTTTGACCATTTGTTCCCATTGTTTCATAGATAATCGCTCCAGTCATCTTTTCCTTCGTCTGCTGCTATCTTCTTAAGCTGCGATGCAAAATCTAAACCAAGAAGTATGTAGGCTTCTCTGATCTTTCCTTCGGTCTTAACTTTAGTTGCAACAGATGGATGTTCTTTAAGTCCATGAATCCCACTGATCGTAATTCCTTCGTCCAGGATTCTTTCCTCGCATTGCTCAACTAAATGAATGTTTACCGCAAGTCGTTTTATCAGTCTTTCATCAGTCTTTCTAACTGTTCCAAGTTGTTCAACTTGCCCAAGTATTTCATCGTATATTTCTTGGACTTCTGGTTTCATATTGGACCTCCTTGAATTGTAAAATTTTTACTAAAAAGATATTTTCTCAAAAAATGCTATCATTAAAAGCGTTCCTTGGTGAGTTATTATGGGAGAATGTGTGTTTTTTTCTAAAAAGAGAGGCGATACTACATCAACTTTCTAAAATACCCATATGACAACTCTTCCACTCCATAACAAACTAATGATAGATTCACTCTCATACATAATTCCATTCTATTTAACCTTCTACCTTTGTCCTTCATCATACTAAGGATATGATTCGCGAATATCTTTGCTAATGAAGTTCTAAATACTTCCTCTCCTACATCAGCTCTAATAGTTTGTAGTGCGTGTATTTTTTTCTGTGTATTTGACATACTAATCATCCTTTCTATTCTGATATAAAATACAAAATAAACAGAAGAACTAAGACTAATATCTTAGCTCTCCTTATCTGTTTCATATTAAGACTTAACTAATGCTCCAGTACCTTGTAAACTCAGTGAGTACTTCACGATGTCATCGTAGGGACTTTCGATTGGAAAATCTGTTATAATTACTTCTCCTGAATATTTACGCCCAGAAGGAAATTCGATGTAAACAGGAACTGCTTCTGACTCTAAAAATGCTGTCTCTAATTCTTCGAATGCTTCATCAGATTCAACAAATGCTCCGTCACAGTCAATAGAGAATTCCTTAAATCCGGCAACATTCTCTTTCCAGCCACCGTCCGAATCTTTACTTGTTGCGTCGATCGTTTCTGCGGAGCGATTCAACGTAGCACCTTGTTGGCCCGCGAGAACTTTACCAGTACCTGGTTGTCCAATAAATACCTTTACTTTCATACCTGAGACTTTACTCATTCTGAATTCCTCCATTTATGTTGTTAGTTTTGTATTAAAAAAGAAAGAAGACTGAAAATTCAGACTTCTTAGAATGTGAAAAGATTCACAAGTTATTGTACGACTAATTTAGCCATTGCTTGAGAGTCAACGACTGCTGCATCCATGTACATGTCATACAAGAACATTTTCGCACCTTTAAGAGCAAGCTTAGAATCAACGATTTCTTGTAACCCAGCTTCTTGTTTGATCAATACTGATACTGCTCGTTCAACATTACCGAACAGTACTGGAGTAGTATCTGGTAAGCTCTCAGTAACGTCAACCGCAGCACCGAATAAAGTATAAGTTAACTTACCGTTAACGATGCCATTTTGCATGTAGAAATGACCGTTATTATCCTTTAGTTTAGAAACTTGATTGAAGAATGTACGACTCATAATGAAGCTCGCACCGTTCAAGTAGTCTGGATGCAATGTCAAGAATAGTTCTAGCAAGTCATCGTAAGTTACAGTACCAGTTACTTCAACTTTAGCGATATCTGTATCATGGATGATTCCGTTGAATTCATCTCCGCCGGTACCAACTAACAATGAACGTTCAACTACTTTAGATATACGACGAGCTAGAAGGTCTTTAGAGTAATCTTGGATGTTAATCGCTGTTTCATTAATCATCTGATTAGACAAAGTAAGTGCTGCTCCCACACGTTTTTGTTTCAGTTCTACGTATTCAAATCCAACTTTACCTTGAATAACATCAGATCCTTCGCCAACGAATCCAGCTTCAATAGCATCGTCTTCACGAGCAACACGTAGAGTACCAGCAACAGAATTTAATTTTCGAGCTTTAGCAAATACCGGAGATGTTTCTTCCATTTTAACAACAATTTCATTATGAACATTTTCAGGAATTAATGCTCCACCATCAGCTGTACCGTTTAGTTCACGTACCTCACCACGTAGCATTTGTTCGAATTCATTTGTAGTTCTTTCTTCAAGTATCATCATATCTAAATTACCTCTCTCTTCTTTGATTTGTTCCTCTGTGGGAACTTCGATTTTTTCTACTAACTCAATATTTCTTGCTGAAATTGTACTTTGAAGATAAGCTGGATTTTTGACAGCGCTTACTTCGAACAACTCAAGTTGCTCAACAGTACGAATTGCAACTCCTTCTACATGTTTCCAAGAATCTTTGATGGCACGAAAACCAAAACTCATAGCACCGATAAGTCCTTCAGAAATTAACGTATAGTAGTCTTTTCCGTACGTTGTTGGAGCAACTCTTGCTTCCATGTAAAGACCGTTTTCATCTTCTCTAAGAATCAACGAATCATTTTTTGTAGAAGCAAGGACTCGTTCTTTGTTGTGCTCTGCTAAGAATTCAATTTCATTTGAACGATTCTCAATTGCAGCAGCAAAAGCGCCAGGACTAATCGTCTCTTTGAACTTACGACCAGAACCTAGTAGCTGACTTAATTGACCTGGCTTATTTACGTAGCCACGCACAATTAAACCCTCGCTGTCAGAAGCAAGGGTTACTGAATTACTTCTTAATTCCATTTTCACTAGAAGATCCACCTCCATTAATTTGTTCACCGGTATTGAAGACCGTCAACTCGCCTGTTTCAGCATCTTTCAAGACATGACCGAGTGACAGCATATAGAAATCTTTCTTTTCAGGTTTCATATCTAATTTAGCTCGTGCTTCGTTAAAGCTGATTAAACTTCCTCTTAATGCTTCAACAGTTGTTTTAACTTTCTGTTCTTCAGTTGTTCTTAGCAGTTCGCTAGTATCAAATCTGAAGAAATGACCAGTTTGTTTTTCTGTTGAATTAAGCAAGTACTTATCAAATGCTGACTCAATTGCAGTAACAATTGGACTAATGCAGTTTTGTAAGAATTGGATGTTATTTTGTTCGAGTGATGCATATTTGTTAGCAGCACTGTTCAACATACTTTCTGGGATATTGAATACTCTCGCAATCTCTGAAGTTGATAGTCTACTTCCTTCATACAAACCAAATTCATCTGGACGACCAGAGACAGCTTGATAATCTAGCCCCTCTTCGAGAATTAGCGTATTGCCTGCTTTCTTTGTTCCACTGTATAGATTCTCAAATCCATTTCGAAGTCTCTCTATTGCTTTCTCAGTAAGTCGAGAAGCAGCTTTAAGAACTGCGTTTGGCATCGCTCCATTTGTTAAGAAAGCCTGATGGTAGTTCAATTGCTCGTATGCTGTATTAAGTAACTTTCCAGAATCAACTAGAAGCCCATTAGTACCAGAATCAATGACTAAGATCTCTTTTTCATTAAAGATAACTGTCATTTTGCCCTTGTACTCGAATTCTTTCTTTACAGCAGTAAAACCATCTAGAGAGTGTGTTCTTTCGTTAATATTCTTAGCTTCTAAATAATGAAGCTCACCATTTTTTTGATAAAGATAAGCTTTACCACGAAGTAAGTAATCTTGTACAATTTTCTTCTTAATCACTTGACCAGAATCATATCTATTTGGTTCATGATTTAGTAAGGATTCTCGTTTATCATCATGAATTCTGTTGATAGCTCTTTCTGTATCTTCTGCATAAAGATAGATTGGTAGTTGAGCAATTGAAGATGTAATTAGTTCAACTGCTGCTTTTACAGTAGGAACTTGAAGAGCTTTGATTTCATCTAACTCAGCTGCTAAACGAACACTAGAATATAATGTTGCTGAAAAATAATCTTGTTCTGCTGGTTTCTTTGGCTTAGATGACCATATAGTCGCCATATTTTATTTCCTCCAGTACGGATATATTTGATTGCTTATTTGTGCAATATTTAGTAGACAAAAAAAATAAGCCAGCAATAAATGCTGACTTATCTTCATCCTGTTCGAGTCTTCTCCACTCGAATAAGACCTCAAATTATGAATTGGATCAAAATTCATGATTCAGTTTGTAGATATGAAGAGTAAGCTCCTCTAAGAACCTCTTCGTACCACGTTGAAAAAGAGAAAACGCAAGAATGAAAAAAGAATGGGAAAAAGATCTTGGAAGTTTCGTCTGAACTAAAACTAGTTCAATCAAGATTTTTTTATATTTAAGCACTAATGTGCTCAGTAAGTAAAAGGAGGTGGTTAGAAGCCAATCGGAGTAGACTTCTAACCGGTGGTTTTTAATCATAAAGGGGGAATCCTAAATGATAAAAAAGAGATTGCCTGATAAGCAATCCAATTTATGTTAGTTATTGATTTTAGTAGCTATTGGATCAAACTAGGAGGTTAGCCACATTTGATCCAATGTTAACTACTGAAGAAGAAACAAAATTCAATACTATCGATGCTGCATACCAAGTAAGCATCAAAGACTTAGAAGCTCGTCAAGTAGACGGAACAAAAAGGAGAGAGAGGTCGTATGGAAACGCCTCTCTATAATTAATATATCTTTACACACGTTCAGTTTGCAGCATCATGCAATATTTTTTATAAATTCGTCAAAGTTTTTTGCTTCAACAAAATAGAACATATTCTTGTACTTCCAGTTGTTTCTTATGTACTCGAATACTGTACTTCTTCCAAGAGATTTATTGCTGTAACCATTCTTTTTAATCCAAGTTCCAACATTGTTCTTCTGTTCTACAACTGCCACTATTTCTAACTTCATATTTACGATATAGACTGGATCAGTTCGTTTTCTTTCTATCGGACTAATCTTTCTAAGTTGATCAATCATTTTATCTGAAAGTGGATGATGAGAGAACTGTTTAACAAATTCTTCAGTTCTTTTTTCTTCTCCTTGTTTCAATACGGCTGCTAATTTGGCTTCTTCTTTTTCTATCTCTTCTCTTTGCTTTTTCCACTTTTTACGATTTTCAATTTCCCAGTCGTAAGTTGTAGCTGGGACCATTCGTTTACTGTAATCAATCATTTGAATTTCCTCCTATGCCGCTCTCACAACTTGATATTTTGATTTTGGAAAATGCTTTAACAAATCTTCTTTTACTGTTCCGTTCATTTCTGCACCAATTGAAAATAAGAAGCAAGCCATTGATTCTTCTGAATAGAATTCAGCTACAACTTGTTTTTCATCAGTATCAATTACATAGAATACAACTTTTTTCTGTTCTACTGTATTCAATCCATTTTCAAATGCATGTCGAATATTTTCTGATGGAGTAGTAATTTGTAAGTTTGTCGCTTTGTTATTCCACTTGTTCCCATCAAGATGATTCACTTGCCATCCTTCTGGAATAGGTCCAATCCAAGCTTCTGCTACCAATCTATGAATGTAGATAGAATTAAGAGCAAGATAACGATCATGTTTGTGGCCACCCCATTGAGCAAAGTCTTTTACTTTAGTATGAGTAGTGATTGACTCTTTCTTATCAAAATTTATTATTTGAACATTGCCCATGTTGCTGACATTATAATGAATTCCGTTCTTTTCGATTAATTTCCATTGTTCCATGATTATGACCTCCGAATTGATTTAATTTATATAACATTTATATCCGTTTAAGGTAATTTGGAAATGAGATTGGTAATTTTTTCGAAAAAATTGTAAAAAAATAAGCCGCCGTAAGGTGACTTAGAATTGAGACAAAATTAGTTATATTTGCTTTTAAATAAGAAAGGTAACTTTTTTTGACTCACTTATTCGAGTATCACTTTTTGTTATATTTGCTTTTAAATAAGAAAGATAACTAAAAGTGATACTTTAATTACTGTGATAAAAAACTGAGAGTAACGAAGTTTTTTATCGCAATAATTAAGTATTATTAATTAAGTATTATTAATTAAATATTAATAGAGTTTACTTTTTACACTATCAAAGTGTATTTTTTACACTATGGAGGTGTATTTTTTACACTATCAGAAATGAATAAAAAAATGACAGCTTATAAAGCTATCATTTCTATAAATTCATCTGGAGCAAGTAATTCTTCTTCTTCTGTTAAGGTATCGATGGAAACTGGATAATAAACAACGTATTTATTAACTGCGTTTTTATTTTCACTCGTCTTCTCTCGAAAGACTTTAACAAGTTTCTTTTGTTCTAAGGTTTCTATTGCTCCGTGAACAGTTTTATTACTACCAATTCCAAGATCTTTTTGGATAGTTTTTATAGAAGGAAAAGCAAAACTTTTACTAACGTTGTACCTATGATTCAAGTAACTGTAAACCATATAAGCTGTAGCTTTCCCTTTCAGTAAATAAAAAACGTTGTTAGATATTTGGGTGAAGTTTTTGTCTAGCTTATCAATTCTTCTAAATTTAATTCCTTTTAATTGTTCCATATCCATTCCTCCGATTAATTTATTTCACTCTATACGTATTATATCTAGCAAATGAAATACGTAATTCAAACGGAGCAACTTTTGAAACTCTTTTTTCCTACCCGATTGTCTCTACACGCCATTTAAATGAACTTAATAATATAATACTCCACAAAGATGGCGGTCGATGTAACGTAGGGCCTTATAGGTTTATCCTTCAGAGGTCATACGAAGCCATTTAAGACCCTTTAAAGTTTTATGTAATATACCTCTACAAAACTATTAGGAATCAACAGGGATAATCCCATGACTTTAGAGATATATAAAATTTATATTTTATAATAAAAAATGGACTCGGCGTTGGCCGAATCCATGAGGGGGTTTTTATACTTGTTTTTGATCTCTTCTTATTATATTTCTAAGAGATACTTCTGATTCTTCAGTTCCAACATATTCTACTTTTGGAGCCATCTTTCGATATTCTTCAAGCGAGTTCGGAAGAGCTTCGTATATGAATGACCATAAACCCAACCATTCCATCTCTCTGTCTTCCAGCTTAAAGTCTAGTACTGACCATTTATATTCCTTTTCCCATTCAAAACACAAAGAAATTAACTCGGTAATTGAATTGATATTACTTGACCATATGTGCTCGACACGAGGTCCCCCAAATCCGTGCCCTCTTTCTTTAAACAAGATTTTCATCGTCATGACCTCCAAAGTTTATTTGAAGTACTTATATCCATGAAGAATGAAAATGTAAAGCAGATTCAATAAATTATTCATCGTCATATTCAAGATCAGCAATTTTTATATCAGATTTATTGTAGTATTCATCATAAAGTAGGCTGAGCAACTTCCATCTTTCACCGTTCTCCAAGTTTTTTATAATTTCAATAACTTCTTCTGCTTTCATTCAAAAAACCTCCATTCAATAAAGTAGGTAAGCAGGAACATTCATTAATAGATAGAAATAATAAATAAAAGGGGGAATGAGTGATGGATCCAAATTTGAAAGAATTGTTTTCATGCCTAAAGGAAATGTACTCAAGACAAGATCAAATCAATTCTTTATTAACACTTCATAACAATGCAATAAAGGAATTGAGGAATGAGCAAAATAAATTATCCCATCGTTTAGATTATTTAATAGATGAAGTCACTAAAATTTCAGATTTTGCAGTAGAATTTAATTCAGGTAGAAAAGATACAAAAAAAGAGCATTAAGAATTCCACAAAGGACCCTAGATTGATTTCTAAAGTCCTCATATATATTTATATTAAAATGAAACATGGAGTCCATACAAGTCATTCAGAAGCCTCTGAGGATAACCATAATAATAACATTAAAATAAATAAAACATGTGATTAATTTACTCTTCAATCCAGTTATATAGCATTACCGGTTGACGTGGCGATAAGTTGGCTTGAAATTCTTCAATCTCCAACTGTCTTTTTCTTGTTTTTTCGTGTTGATATGAGATGGAATCAGCATTTTTAGTTTCTCTGTTTAAAAGTATTCCTTTAATAATGTAGTAAGCTTTATCAATGACCTTTGTGTTACCCTGTTCTATTTGAATATATTTTGTACGATACTCTTTAGGGGAGAAGTATCTCATTCCAGACATGTACATATAACATATAAGCCTGTTTTTAAAATCTTGGCTTAAATTTAGTTCTTTAAAAGTAGATGTCATTTGAATTGCAATGAACTGACTTCCAGCTCTTATTTCTTCACTTGAAAATTCAGATTTAAATTTAAGCGATGAAGACTTTGCTAATTCTCCCTCTTCTTCTAAAATATTTTTATATTGTTCTTTTTTATTTATTTCTTTTTTATTTTTCTTTTTAATACATGACCCCTTATTTCCACTCTTGCCTTCACCTTTGGGTATCTCTAGCTTTGCCCTTTGTTCCAAACTAGTATTATCCTTTTGGCTTAGAGGCTGCTGAGTAAAGGAGTCATTCAGTTCTTCCCTTTTGTCAGAACTGGAGTTTATATCAAGTAATAATTCTTGATATATCTTGTCCGTAATATGAAAGTGTTTTTTAGAAGGAACTCCCATTAACTTTGTCTTAATATAGCCGTACGCTTCAAGATCTTTGATCGCTTTTACTTGTTGTTTGTACGATAAAGAAGTCTCTTTAGTAATAGTCTCACTTGTTAAGAAGAAGTACTCAGTATCATCTCGAACAGTAATCATATTCTTTTTACTAAAACTCTCATAGCTTGAACATAGTTGACCGAATAGAATTGATCCGTTTACTGAAACTTTCTTAGCCAAAGTTTTGTTGTACATTACAAATCCGTTACCACTTAATATTGACATTAACTGCATTTGTCTGTATCTCCTTCTTGACACAGAAGAATAACACTTGCTATATTTTGTATGTAGAAGTTTATCTTCTGCGTTCTTGGTATTGAGGGGTATTGGACCGCGAATCCACCCCTCTTTTATTATTATAATATTTATCAGAATATTCGTAAAATTATAGTTTCAGTCCTCTCAATGCCCCATGCATTTTATGTTTAAGCTCCAGATCTTGTCCCCATAAATTAACATACCGTTTTGTTATAGTAATATCTGTGTGACCTAACAAATGCATTAGTGAGAAAGCATCTACACCTGAGACTATCATTCTCTTGGCCATAGTGTGACGAAAAGTGTGAGGGCTAACTCTTTTCTTTATATTGGCTGCAGCACCATATTTCGTGAACCTTGTTTGAATGCTATGCGGTTTAAGTGCTTTATCATCTTGAGATATAAATAGCTTTTTGGTTGCTACTTCTCCCCTAATTATTAAATATCTCTTAATACTTTCCTGGGTATGATCAGAAAGATAAACTGTTCTCTCAAATAAGTTCTTTGTCTTTCTTATAATTAGACTGCTACCTCTTACATCATCTACATTAATTCCAACAAGCTCTGATAACCTTACTCCTGTATCAAGAAATACAAGCATTATGACTTCATCTCTAAATGAAACAAATGTTTTATGTTTTCTCATTTCTCTCAGTAAATCTTCAATTTCCTTATTATCTAACGTTTCGATAGTCTTTTGTCTATCTCGTAATAATTTTATGTTTTTCATAGGGTTTCTTTTAATTAACTTGTTTTTGGTAAGATAGTTGAAGAATGATCGTAGCGCTCTTAACCGTGTGTTTATGGTAGTTATTTGCACCATTTGCTTACTGCGCATTATTAAATCTTCGATATCCTTGGATTCACATTCAACAAGAGGTTTATTTAATAACCTAATTGCAGCATTGAATTCATTCTTATAATAAGTAATTGTTGCTGGTCTTAAATTTCTTAGATAGCAGTCCTTAAAGAATTTCTCAAATGCTTCTTCATCAGATATTTTCTTTTGTATTACATTAAGCTCTCTTTCTGTTAATTCTCCACGTCTTGCCAT